AGGAGCGCCCATAGTAGTTACGCCGGCTCCCAGTGGAAATACTCTTGCTAAACCTCTTATTACTGTTGCATTATCAATATCTTTAATAAGTTCATTGATATAAGTAGTAGGAGCCATGAATACTCCACCTGTAAGGGCGTTATCAGCTTGAATTGCTCTTCTCTCAGATTCAGTATAATTTGCATCCTTACCATCTTGAATAAATCTAGCGAATGCAGAACGATATTCTACTGAATCTCTAGGAGCTGCTGTTCTATTTTCTCCTTGTGGATTTGCATTATTTTGGTTAAGTTTTCTTTCTCTTTCTTGCTGTCTTTCTGCGATTCCAAGGTCTGCCTCAATAGAATCAATATCTTTCTCCATATTTGTTATGGAGTTTCTTTCCTCTTGCGTCATTGACCTTTTCTCACTACCTGCCTTTTCTATAATTGCTCTAACATCTGTTACCAGCTTATTTACCTGTTGTCTTTTTTCTATTATTTCTTTTGGTGTCATGATTTTGCCTCCTAAAATTTTTTATTTGCAATAAAAAAAGCACCTTTGGGTGCGATTTGCTAAATTAATATTTATTTATATCTTTTACTTAAAAAATCCATTTTTGCCCTTAAATTTTCTATTTCATAGTCATTTTTAGGTGTTTTTTCTTTGTCTCTAGCTTCCTTATATTCCTTGTAAGGATCTTCAATACTTCTAGTGCTGGCTGTAGTAGACTCATAAGCAGGCCATGCTGTGAGCGATATTTCTGGCAAATTAGCTTTGATAACTGTTCTAATTACATTATTCTCATCAGCCTCATTCCAGCTATCTTCTGTTGCTCTAAATCCTACAGAAATATATTCCTTATTTCCACTTCTAACATCCTCATAAGCATCATTTCCCAAAGATGTCGCAGGTATTTCAAGGCTATATTTTAATCCAGTGGTATCTGAAGTCAATGTTAATGTTCCTTTATTGGATCTTCCAAGTACCTTTCCAGTATCATGATCTACTAAGAATTTAGTATCAAGTCCAGCACTTAAATAATCATCAAAAGCTCCTGATTGAAACTTCTCTCTGAATTTATAATAATAACCTAATACAGAAGAGAGCTGCTCCCATTGCATTGCATATCCTTCGATATATTTTTTCCCATCTTCAGCAACACGAGTTTCAAATTTACTTATTGACCTAAATTCCATTCCTTTAATCTCCGGCATTACTATTCCCTCCTTTCCCACTACTAAGCTTGTTTAGCTTTGCATTTAACCATTTTTCAAGCATGCTAACGGGTATCATATTACCATTTACCATATGAATGTCTCCACCCTCGAATGTTTCCATATCTTCAAGTTCTAACACTTGATTTTGAGAGTATATGCCATTTTGAATAGCTACAGCATAACCATCCATTCTAGTTTTAAAATCTCCTCTGAGAAGTGCATCAACATTAAATTTAAAGAAATACTTTTTTTGTTCACCAGGAAGAAGCAAATCTTTATATGCTGATTGTTCAATACACACTAACTCAGGTCGTATAGAATAGACTACAAACTTTATAGACTGCTGTTCAATATTACTAAAGGTGGCTCTTTCAAGATCATGTATCATGTCAGGAGAAATATTAAAAAATCTACATATTTCAATAACTTGAAACTTTCTAGTATCAATAAATTGGGCTTGGTCATTCGGCACATTCACCGCTGTAAATTTAGAACCTTGCTCAAGAAAAATTAATCTATTTGAATTTCCAAGACCTTGATATTTTTCTCTTATGCTTTCTCTAAATCTTTTTGCAGCTGCTTCATCCATTGCATTAGCATACTCAATTACACCACCAACATTAGTGCCATTACTAAAGAATCTTTCTCCATATTCCTCTGCAGATATTGCAAGTCCTAAGGCTTCTCTTGCCAAAACACATGGTTTAAATACTTTTGTCCTGTCTCTTGCAAGACCTTTCCAGTGCCACATTTGTTCAGGGTATAAATCTCTAGTACCTCCATTTGGAAGAGCTATTCTGTAATATGCTAGCTTCTTAGTATCGGTGTAATAATATGGAGTAACATAGTTATTAGGTATTGGCCATAGTTCAGTTATGTTCAAGGTTATTGGATCCCTAACTATTTCAGCGAAGGATTCACCACAAATCATTTTGCATACTTGCATCATTTGTCTAAATTCAAAGCTAGTCTGTTCTGGATTAGGTATGTCATGAAGAAGAAAATATAACGGGTGGTCCTCGGCTTTTTCCTTACCGCCTCTTCTTTTTTTAAACATATTTAAAGGTAAGCTTGCTATAGTTTCGGATTTAAGTCTTACGCATGCATATACTGCCATGATTTGCATTGCAGTATCTTCAGTTACCGTAGCCCCTGCCTTTGATGCGCTACCTCTTCCAAAAGCATTAGTTAACCACTGTTCTGGATTCGATAAGCCACTTTCCTTGCTTCGTTTTTCTAGAATACTTGTTAAAACACTCAATTAGTTCTCACCTCCTTTCAGGGAAGCCAAACCATAACAACATTAATCCTGCTGCTATAAAAGCTAGTGGTTTAAATAAGAGCCATAATCCATATGAAAATAAAAAAAAGCCAATAATTAAGGCTAATTCTTTAATACTTGATTCAGTTATTTTTAACTTTTTCATCATTATCCACCTTACATATCGAAAGATAATACTCCTCTTTCTTCATAAACAGATTTTTCAACAATATTGCCCTTCATAGCTTCTGTCCATGCATCAATTACAGCATCTACACAGTCAATTCTTTTTTGAGCTAAGTCTTTATCTATTTTAATTTCTTTAAAACTGTTATTCACTACTTTAGCGTTAGCTAAGGACCATGTTAATACCTTGCCTTCTTCATCATTGTAGATAATATTTGAACTTTCAATTTCAAGCCTAAAATCTACTGTTGCATCATTTAGGTACTTACAGCTCTGCTGAATTAGTAAACTGTCCCATCCCGTTTCTTCTAAATCATTTAAAAACGCACTTGCATTATGAGGGTCATAACATATAATTCTAATCTTTAAATCATAGTCTTTAACTAATTTTTTAAGATATGAAATTATATATTTATAGTCTGTTTTTATTCCCCCAAGTGTTTCCGTCAGTGTAATTAACTCTTCTATCACCCACATATCATATGGAGCTCTATCAGTTTTGATATGTTCGGCTAATCTCTTTGATGGCATAAAGCTATGTGAATGAATAAAGTATTTTTTTACTCCATCAATACTGATTGGAAATACAAGTCCAAGCGAAGTTAAGTCTCCACCGGAGGATAAGTCTAGACCTACATAAGCCTCTTTTCCTCTCATATCTTCAAGGCTCATGTTTGAGGCTAATTTTTTCCATTGAGCAATATCCTTTATATAAACATTATCAGTAGCCTGCATCCAAAGGTTAAGCTGCTTGGTTAGAAAGTCTCTTAAAGTTTCTCCTCCCATATCCCTAGCAGTATTTGCAACCGGAACAAGATTTTCTAAAGCTTCTCTATCAAAGGTCAGCGTTGGATTTGCCTTAATCCAATTCTCTGGCTCCCAAATGTCATCTTCTTCATTCATCTGAGCTATATAAACAAACTGAGTTTCATTTGTAGAAACACCTTTAAGAAGATTACAACAGTATTCATAAAGTTCGAAACATGGTGCATTTAAATCAAATCCTGCTGTAGTTATTACACTTATGAGAGCCTGTTTCATTTTCTTAATACCGCCCTCAAGAAGCTTATATATTTGGTTAGTTGGATGAGCGTGGTACTCATCTACTATCCCAAGTAATGGTCTAAAGCCATCAATGGATTTCGTATCTCTTCCAAGAGCTCTTATAACTGAATTAGTTAGGTTGCAAATAATAGTACTTTTATATTCCTGGACCTTAAACAATTCTTTTAAATCATCATCCGAATTGATGAACTTTACCATTTCACCAAATACTATCATTGCCTGGTCATGTTTAGTTGCAGTACAGTAAATCTGACCATAATTATACCCATCAAAATTACCATAGAACGTACCTAAGATACCATTCAGAAAAGACTTACCATTTTGTCTTCCAAGCTGAACATATGATGTTCTAAATCTTCTATATCCAGTACCTTTTGCAACCCATCCATTTAGAGAACCTAATATAAAATCTTGAAATGGATAAAGAGCCAGTTGAACCGGCTCTTCTCCTTCTGCAATGTATAATGTTTCTGCATATTCAATTATTCGTAAGGACTTCTCTATATCAAACTCATATTTATATGGTGCTAACTTAGATTTTTCTAAATCATCTAAGTGTCTTTGACAGGCTAAAATAACATATTTTCCTGCGACCTCTCTACCCTCGACAACATCTAAGGCATACTTAGTGACTCTATCAACCAATAGAATCACCTCGCAAACTTATTAAATTTATTTTGTGCTTTATCATCCTCTTTCTTTTTAGGAACATTCTTAGTTCTTGCTACTGGATTTAGATAAAGCCTATCTGAAAGTTTAACTATTTCACTTCGTTTCTGCCTTACTTCAACATCCAGAGCCATAAACATTGCAAGCCCTTCTTTCTGCTCTATAGAATCCAAAGACTTCATATTCTTTCTAGCAATGTTTAAAGCTAAAATTAAATCATCAAGTTCTGAAACAGATAAGCAATACTGATTTATTATATGTTCATCTAAAGAAGCAACAAACTCAATTTCTTTGTAGAGTTTCTTTAATCTCTTAAATTCCTTAAGTGCTCTTTCATCTGACATAACATAATCACTTGCTTTAAAGGTATGGTTTGTAATCTTAATTTCAGCAGCTTTTCTTCTTTCAATTTCTGCTTTTGTTAGGTGATGGCTTCTGCCATTCATCTGTATAACCTCAGTTGGTTGAGCATTTCGTGGCAAATTGCCAACACCTCCTTTTGTATCTTTGTCCCTTTTATGATAAAATTTTGTTGAAAGGGGGTGAAATCTTGCAAAATAAAATTACCGTTCAACATAATGGCAATAATTATTTCTATACATTTGAAGAGGTTGATGAATGCCCAATTTGCAAGCGCGCGATAAAGCCAGTCCAATTATTTTTTCATTTAAATACTGATAATCCGTCTGGCACAGAACATTATAAAACCTCATTCATGTATTTGTGTAGAGCTTGTAACAATACTTTTATAGTTAAATATGAAAATGTTACTTTAACTATATTTAGCGGCAAAGGATTCTGGGGCGGAAACATATCTGCATTAGCACCTAATAAATTTGTAGCTGAAAACTTTAATAAGTTAATACATGATACCTCTCCTGATTTCATAAAGATTTATAATGAAGCTTTAAGTGCAGAAACCTCTGGATTGGAGGAAATCTCGGGAATAGGATACCGCAAAGCATTGGAATTTTTAATTAAGGACTTCTTGATACTTAAAAATCCTGATAAAAAGGAATCTATTGAAAAGTCACAACTTGGGCAATGTGTTACTAACTTCATTGATAATCCACAATTAAAAACTGCTGCGTCACGTGCTGTTTGGTTAGGTAATGATCAAACTCATTATGTTCAAAAATTCACCGACAAAGATATCAATGATTTAAAACGGTTGATTAGATTAACTGTGCATTGGATTTCTATGATACTAGAGACTGAAGAAGCAGCAACAATAACTCCTATAAATTAATAATGTTTTACTCATCAGTTTGTTCAAATTTAAATTTAAATTTGAAATTAGAAAGCCTAGCAATAGTATCATTAAGTTGCTGGGCTTGTTTTTCGGCTTGCTCTATTAACTCCTTAAACTCGTTGATATTAGTAGCCTGAAAATATATTATTCCACCTTCTGCAAATGCATTTATTCTCTTCATATCGACACCTCCTTAGTTAAAAGTTTTATAAACGGATTTTTTGCGTGAAAAAAGAGGGACACGCGGTCTCCACCGCGAAGGTTATAGGGATTTGCTCCCCCCTACCCCTTAAGGGTATTTCCAAAACCACCATCTTCAGTTGCTGTCTTAATATCATGATGCCTCTTACATAATGATTGATGATTCTTTTTATCCCAGAACAGTGCCATGTTTCCCCTATGAGGAATGATATGGTCTACTACTGTAGCTGGTGTATATCTTCCTTCATTCATGCATTGAATACAAAGAGGATTCTTCTTTAAAAAACTTAGTCTATATCTTCTCCATGTTGCATCATAGCCACGCTCAGTTGAACTGCCACGCTTCTTGTCATACCGCTTATGATCTCTCTTAGGTTGATGCTCTTTACATTCATCGCACATTGATTCTCCAAGTGGTATCTTCTTACCACATCTACACAGCTTTAATAAGGTCATCTGCTTCTCAGTGCTCCTCTTACTCTAATATAACTATCATTCTTCATTAGTTCTATAAAATCAGAAAATAGGAGATGCTTTTGATTATTACCTCTCCTGCTTTTATATTTTCTATGAGGCTTTCTATTTAATTGTTTATGTATATCAGGTTGATTCACTCGTACAATGCTTCTTGCTCTCACATCTCTCACCTTCTTAATTTTGTGTATAAAAAAAGAGCTCTCAGTTATAAGTAGCTCTTTTTTAATTATTATTATTTTAAATAGCCTAATGGTTCCCATCCATGCAATTTAACCATTTGTTTCCATTCCTTTAGGACCTCAATATTATCATGATCCATTTTAATCATTTCTAAACTTACAAAACAAGTGTCTTGGCTATAATCTATAATAACCTCATCTACTTCATGCTCATATGGATCCTTCCATACAGAATCCCCGATCATATCTCCTTTGTGAGGAATAATATTTGATTGAAACTCTTTCGATATAGAAATTGTTCCTTCACTGTAAGTTTTCAATGAGATTACTTGTGATAGTCTTATCTTCATGTCATCACCTCCCTTCACATAATTACTTCTATACCAAAAGGAGGTTTCCTTCTATTGTCGAATTGTTTTGGTACAACTTTCCTGTTGTTATTGTAATTAATAAACTGTATTATGATTATAACTGAATATAGGAGGTGTAAGACTATGAAGTTATCTTTAATCCTTTTCGGATGGGAGCTTGTTATTTATTTACGAAAGAGGAAATAAGCTTCCCTCGTCCCGCTAATTACGGGATGAGTATAGGGATTAAACAAAATAATTAAATTGTCATAGTTTTGCACAAACGGATTCAAGCAGCTTCGGCTGCCTTTTTATTTTTCTTAAAGCACATCTATCATAACAATTAGCAATTTCACTTCCTAAATAATATCTACATGTACCCTTTTTACCTTTCTTAAATCCTTTGCAGAATTTCTTGTTATCCTTTCGAACCAAGGGCCTTGGCTCGCTTTCTTTCTCTGGTATATTAAATATATATTTCTCCAGATATTCTCTTAACCACATTTGTTTCACTTCCATGTTATAATATTTTCATATTTTGCACATACTATTTTAAAGCTACTTTTGAAAGGATGAGTTAAATGTTTCTTGATATAGATACTTTAAAACAGTGCATAAGTATACTTGATAGTTTCTTTAAGATAGTAGTTTCTATTACTACAATTTACCAACTGCATCGTACTTTAAAAGAAAAAAAAATATTAAAGAAAATAATTAAATATATTACTAATACAAATATCAGTATTTAAGGTTATTTTTTCATCGCTGCCTCACCGCTCCTTTAACCCTCTTATAACTTCTCTCTTTCATACATTCTTTTTAGCTATCCGCAA